AAGAGATCATCCAGAAAGATTTGTGTTATCCCCAGAAGAAGAAACTGCCAGACAAGAAGTTATGCAATCTATGCCATCACAAAATGTTAGTGCTAGTGATACAGCAGTAAATAACAAAGTCGCTGCGGGAGAAACCTTAAAATCTTCAGCATTAAATCAAGGAAATAAAAATTCTAATAACAATGTTGTGGGAAACAATAACACTAGTAATACATCAGTGACTAACAATACACAAAATGTTAAAAGAGTTGACAATGGTGGCGTAAGAAATCCAGACCCAACAGCTGCAAGAGCAAGAATGGGTCTGGGAATGGGAATGTCATATTAACTGTTTTCTCTAATTTCAGTCAATTCCATCATAAGTTTTTTCGACTCGGCATAATATCCTTGTCGTGCCAATTCTGCAGCTGCGCGGGCATACCCCACTGCAAGAAAGAATCTTTCAAACCCCTTCCAGAATTTCGAAAAGATATTGGTTTTAAATGCGGGCGTTTCTCCGACTGTTTCCATATAAGTTTGTGTCATTATACCCAACCTCTTAAATTGGTATTGTGATTAGGATGACGAACTGGCGATGCGCCGAATTGTGTCTTGCGGGCCATGTCTAACAAAATGTTGTCATAATGTTCTTGTCCGATACGACTGATATCACAACGACTCAATCCGATATCTTTCAGATCGTGATTTGACAACCTACTAAGTTCGTTAATAGTTATACGGCGAGCACGGCGGGCTTCTTGACGGGTTGACCAATCCCGATAAAGGTCGATAAATACTTGCAACATGCGGTTTCCTTTCGAATATGTGTGTGTATCATACACTTTTATTTAGTGAGAAATGTCCAAAAAACACCCTGTTTTCCTGTCATTGTCGGTATGCGTTTTTTGCATAACTCGGTAGTAGAATTGAAAAAGGACGCCCCAAGGGCGTCCTTCGTTTCATTTTACGTTTCATATTTTGAAACGATCAACTTTCGTTGGCGAGTCTCTCAAAATAAGAGATTGAATCGTCATCATCATCGTCATTAGATACCGATTTCAATTCTGGTGTAGGACTCTCTTTGAAAGTCGGTTTAGTAAACATAGACTCTTGTGACGAAGAATTATCTTCATACATGTCACGAGTCTCTGCCGTACCCACCGGAGATGTTACACCCAACACTTTATCCAAACGATCCTTGAGTTGATCGTAAGTCTTAAATGCCGAAGGCGCGACAAACTCTTCGAGAGAATGACACTGTTTATAGATTGATTCCATTTTAGAATCATCTTCCATTAGTGCCGCTGGACTGTCAAATTCTGACTTATCATAATTACCATATCCGTCTACAGTACGATACTTCAACTTGAAGTTTGCGCCACCCCAGAAATCAAAAGGATTTACTGGTGTCTCGTCCTCAAACTGTGGACGCATCAAATCATTGAGTTTGTCAAAGATTTTCTTACCATAAGAATAAAGAAATACTTTACCCTCATTGTCTGGATTGCCCGGATCTTTAATAACATAAATGTTTGACATATGTTTCAATTTCCGTTTACGATCCCTAGCAAGATTTTGATTATCTTGCGAACCAGTACCCCAAAGTTCTGTGTTACTCTCACAGACAGGGCATGGTAGCCCGATTGTGGTAGGACAGTTATCAATCAACCATCCGCCGGGGCCTTTGAATCCGTGATTAAAGATTCGTACCCACGGCAATTCTTCGCCATCGCATGGAGGTAGAAAACGAATTACTGCATAACTGTTGCCAGTTTTATCAATAGTAGGTTTCCAAATGCGATCGTCTTGTGACGATGAATTTTGTTGAGGGGAGTTTGTTTTTTCTAATTCCTGAGCCAGACGACTGAAATCGGAACGATTCTTCTTTAGTGCTGCAAAAGACATATATTGTCCTCCTTATATGCGTTATATTCGTTTTGTATTTTGTATTCGGTTTATATTATTAGTATATCATTTTATCCACGGTCTGTCAATAGATATTGACCATAATTATCATAATAATCTTCAATCAAAAGAGTTTTCATAACTCCAACATAACGTGGCACATCCACCTCTAAAAATGGTGTGTAGTCTTTGACTTTCTTTTTATACACGGGCCAATAAGTCGTATCTGCGATCCGCACATTATTTATAAAGTCAAATATCATGTCAAAAACCACTACAGTTTCGACACAAATATCTCCCATTTTTTCAAGTCTTATTATAAGCGGGTAATTCCCATTTACAGATTTGAAAATCTGGTTAAATTCTAGTTCTTCTTCCAATCCTTTATCAAAAATTGTTTCGCAATCATTGATAAAATTATATTGCAAACTCTGCAACCTCTTTTTCCAATTTTTATATGTGTCGGTCGCTTCTTTATCAAGCAAATTACCTGTCCACATATTATTAGTGCCGGAGACAGCAATGTTTCCTTTTTCAGTAACATTCAAAAACAGTGAAAGGAAAAATTCTTCCAGTTCCTTTTTACCAAATTTTTTTGATAACTGAACGAAAGTATATCTATCTTTTCTTTTAGAGTATGACTCTCTTTTTGCCTTAAATGCGCCGTCATATTCTACATAATTATATTCATTATTAAAATGAGATTTCATGGCAAGAAAAATTTTAAATGCTTCAAAATCATCAATTTTTTTACTGGACATATGAATCATAGAGGTAGCTTTTCAGTGGACTTTCTTACCAAATTTAGCCCCTCAGCCTCGTATTGAATTTTTTCTTTTATGAATGAACTGAGCAGTGGTGTTATATTTTCAATTTCTAAAGTGTTTTCTTCACAATAATGGGTAATTGTTTCGATATAACTCATACCCATATCTGTTACGGTTTTTTCAATTTCATCACAAAATTCTTTTGAACTTTTTAGTTTTAGCATTTTCACTCCTTAAATAACGCTATAGCGTATATAATACAATTATACGCTATAGCGCAAGTTTTGTCAAGACTTTTTCAGTCTTTGGACCAGATTGTCCATGCACCCCATCCAATGGCGATCCATGCACCAAGTTTTACAAAAGGGGTCCCAATTAAAATTAGCACACCTAACACAATTAAAATAATGCCATCGTGAGATGTGCGTTCTTTTAATCTACTTTTTACCCAATCACTTACTGTAGAAATCATTTTCTATTCCAGATAGCCCACAGTACTGCAAGCGCAACTAAACCAACTAGACCTTGATCGCTGAAATTACTCAACAGTCCTAGAATGTTTGCAGTCACGTTTACTTCTGGCCAGAATGGAATATTCATTCCACCGAACAGGATTTCAAGGACAATTCCTAATCCAATTAGACTGACGCCGACCTCTGCGAGTGCGGCGGCCCATGATTTAACTTTAGTAATAAGTTCCATTATAACTCCTTTCTTTTTTTAAGTTGATAGTGTAATGTGTGTGTATGTTCTTAGTAACCTTCATTTGGAGTATTGACTGTACCATCAATATCCAAATTTTCAAATTTTCGACCATTGTTGTCTGAAATATAATTTGAAGTACCTTGTAATATGGGAACAGGTTGTCCGTTTCCTATTTTTCTATTAAATGATTCTTTCTCTAAATATATCTTTTTGGCTGTAGAATCCATATGAACGATTGTTGTTTCATGTCTGTCAGCGTCGATACTCAAATATTCGTTTTGTAAATCAAAATATTCCTTTTCATCTTCTACAAGTTTTGATATAATAGGTTGATAAGATTCAAGATATCCACCGTAAAGATCTTCATAATCTACGTCACTTGGAATATCGCCTTTGGTTGCTATAGAAAATATTCCGTCTGGGTCTTGTATCGTTATTGTTACAGCAATATCAATCGCATCTATTCTAGATGAGTTAAAATGTTTTGGAAAAATATGAAGTATCTTATCTTCAACATTATAAATTATTTTTTTGTGCATCTTCATTTGGTTGCCATTAGCACCAACCGAAATATCTAGTCTGACATTATTATGTCTGAAAATATCCCAAACAGCAAATGGACCCAATTTTCCAGAAACCGGATATTTACTGACTCTTGCTTCTTGTATTTGTGAGTAAAAATCACAAGATTTTTTAAAATTTGGCCAATAATTTAAAGCATTTATTTTCAAATTATATCTACTATTTGATGAAGAACTTCCACTTTCCGGTGTAATTTTTAAAGTGACTAAAATATCTCCCAATGTTTTATTTTGAAATGGGAATTTTCCAGAAAAATTTTCCATTAAAAAATCTGGATAATTTTTAGGAGATCCTGTATTCAAAATTTCTACTAAATAATTTCCAGATGGATCTAAATTATCCATATCAATTTCGATACCTTGGCCTGACGGCACTAAAAAGTTTTCAACATATCCAAACTCAACAGAAAGTTCTCTATCGGATGATTCTATCCAATCTGGAATATCGTTATGAACTTTTAAGTTATGAAAATATAATCGACCATTGTCTATACTCATAGCAAGATAATCAGATATTCCTATCTTAATATTTTCGGTTACAAATTTTTCAGTCCTCATCGTTTTTTCCTATAGTTGATTATGATGTTGTTTATATTCTTTCACCATATCAATAAGTCCGCCGATATGCGTATCTCTTTTCGAGGTAAACACTTCTGGTTCAGACTTACCCGCTACTGCGGCAATAATTACAAGACTATTTATAGGAAATTTATAACGCTCTTCAAACATAACTGCATATCCAGATGCCTGGCGAAAATATTTTTCCAACTTACCATATTTATCACCAATCATACTTTGACGCGAAGTTTTGAAATCAATAATAGATAATTTACCATCAAAATCAGCAACGCAGTCAACCGTGCCCGCAAGGCCCAAATGATCAGAATACAAAGGTTTCTCTTGTGCATAGATATTGTTCACACGTTCATCAAGAGTCGGTTTAATCTTCAAAAAAGATTCTATGTCATATGGCATAGTCTTTTTCGTTTTCCATTCTTTATTATTTAGGTGATCTTCTGCCATCTGATGGACACTGGTTCCACTCCTAGAAGCTTGAGTCGTGATTTTATTGGCAGTCTCCGCACCGACACGTTTTCTCCATTCCATAATTCCCTTTGCAGAGAACCAACCTAAGACTGTTGTTATAGAAGGATACTTACCGCCGTCAGGTGTAAGATAAAATCTCTTATTATTTTCAGTAATTCTATTTAGCGTGTGTGTTGGTAAATCAACATCCATGTGATTAAACATAATAGCTCCAATTTGTTAGAATCATTATATCACATGGATGTCATATTGTCAATAGTATTTTAAACGATACCCAATTCCAGTTTATTGATGATATAAGATTTCACCAATGAACTTCTTACAATATCAGCCTCTGTAAATTCTATAAAAGAAAACTGTTTCATATTCTTAATAATTTTCATAAAATTCTTGATACCGTTTTTTTCATCGTTAGCCCTAAAGTCTGATTGTCTAAAATCTCCGCAAAATAACAACAGGCAATTATCTCCTAATCTTGTAATGACAGAATCTAATTCGTGAAAATTCATATTCTGACATTCATCGACAATGATAATACTGTCATAAAAAGTTCTACCTCTTATGAATGATGTTGAATTAAAATTTATGAGATTGGTTTTTCGCAAACTTTCGTATGCTGTACCATTGCGAAACAATTCATTGACAATGGTTTTATAGGGGGATTCGAAAACCTCTATTTTTTGTTTCTCAGAGCCAGGCAAAAATCCAACATCTCTAGTCGGTACTACGCTCCTAATTATTTGTATTTCTCTGAAAGTAGAGTCTGGATGCATTATTTCTTCTAATGCAAGATATAGTGATATAAATGTTTTTCCTGTACCAGCAACTCCATGAAGAAATAAGTGGTCTCCATCTGCAAACGCATCGAATACTTCCGATTGCGTTGGTGTCATTGGTAGTATTTCTTTTAAGTTTCTATTTCTGCTGTCAATTCCTATTAATCTTGTATTAGTATTATTTTTAGATTTTCTTACAGACTTTTTTCCCACTTAGAGACTCCTAATTAGTTGGGGGAAAAGCCATGATAAGTTTACTTTTCGAAATTTAATCTACTTTCACGTTTTCCCTGCCGGCCGACATCCGGTAATCTATCTAAAACTTTTTCTTTAAATTCCAATGGAACTCTTGCATGACCCAAAGGATCTGCAGCGAAGTTTACCTTGGACAAGATTTGTTTTAAATTACATTTTTCTGAGGTGTCGCAATCTGGACCCGAACCATTCGTAATGAATTCTTCGCGTTCAGAAATTTTGCATGAATGTTCAAATTCATGATCACAGTCTTCGCATCTAAAATTATAAATTGGCACTTTAATATACTCACTTTTCAAATATTGGTGTAAACTTACTTTCAGCTGACTTTTCCAGTTGAGTTAAATTTCACATTAGTTATAATCTACATCTATACTTATATCTTCAGATGAGTCTATCCGACTGATTCAGCATAGATGTAGAAATATTTTTTAATCTTTTTTAGAAACAAAAGAATACATTTCTTTCGCCTTTTCCATCAAGTCTGAAATACTATACATTTCATATGCTTTTTCAACATCTTCCATACTTCTTTTACCCTGTTCATAAAGGTCATTCATTAACTGAATATTCATCTGATGTTGTTGATCCATATAGTCTTTTGCAAGTCCAAGCATTTCTGCTCTTATCTCAAATGGGTTTTTATTACTAGACATTTTAGTTCTCCTGTGTATGTGTGTTTAGTCATGTTCGCCAGTATTACGCCGGCCATTGTATCCATCGATCTTATTAAAGATTTTAGGATTTCTTTTTGCGGTATCGAATGTACCGACTGTAATAACAATCGCCGCAAGTAAAAGAGTATGCGCGATTGCATTAATTCCCCAAAATAATATACTACCCAAATACATTGAGCATACAGAAACCCACATCCATGCAAGAATTTGCATGATCAGATGTCGTACCTGTAGATTTGGGATATTTTTAAGGGGATTTATTTCAGCATTCATAACGCTGTTCCAAGTTTCGTAAATATAGTCTCGCATTTTCATTCCAATCTGTGTTTGTGTGTAGTGTGACTTTTCTGTTGCTAGGTAAGTCACCAACCCCCCTGCATTATGCTGCTAGAGCGTAACCAGTAGGTGCAAAATTATTGTTTGCATTTAGTAGTTTTCTTCGCGTTGACCCAGCTTAGATCGGGGCGACTCCAATTCATTTCCATACCTGTCGATCCTATTTCGACCCCATCAAAGATACACTATCCTGTCTCCGCTCAAAGAGTATCAACAATCAGGTTCAAGACATCTCGCAATGTCAGTCTATCAGTCACCGCTAGTAACATAATGTACCTATGGTGGAGTCGTTGGGTACTGCCCCCAAGTCCAGTGAATGTCCAATTCTTTTCAACGTCTACATTCTATTTATAACACGATTCATATGTGTCTGTCAATAGTTTTTAATCATAACCTCTTACGCATATTTTATTATCTTCGCGTTCTTCTTTTTCTTTCCATGCAGATTCAAAATCATCATCACAATGGCCGCCTTCATTATTACCCCACATACGTTTGAAATAACCATCATACATTT